GGGACGGGGTATCCTGACAAAACATCCACTTCACCAGACGAAGATACGATTGAGCAGCGATATGATCTGCTTGAGTATTATTATAAAAAGGTTGTTAAAAAGCATTATATTGTTGATAGGGAGATACCTATACCGAAGGAAATGCAGAGCAAAGAAGAAGCGGAATCATACGTGGCACAGGTGGTAGCATTGGATAAGCCGGGCAGCAGGCCGTCAGCAGTATTTGTTGAGCGTATGGTGCCGGAGATATGGATTGCGTCAGTTGTTGGTAATAAGATATTGAGTGATGAAAAGTCCTGGTCATATCCTCGATACAAATACTATCCGCTATTCCCTCTTTATGCGTACAGATCTACCGCGAATATTGATAGTAAGGAATATCTTGTCCAGGGCGTAACCAGGGGATTGAAGGATTTGAATAGGGAATTGAATAAGCGCAGGACGCAGGAGTTAAGGATAATCAATACATCTGCTAATTCAGGGTGGTTGGTACAGAAAGGAGCGTTTGTTGATAAAGAGGAAGTGAGGAAGAAAGGATCTACTGCAGGGTTTATTATTGAGTATCAACCGAACATGGAGAAACCGGAGAAAATATATCCTAATCCATTATCTGTCGGCCATGCTAAGTTAGCCGAGGAAAACACTCAGGATATGAAAGAAGCGTCAGGTATTAACACAGATTTGCTTGCAATGAACGAGAAGCAAGCATCGGGCCGGGCAATACACTTACGGCAGAAACAAGGCATGGTAATGGTTCAGAAGCTATTTGATAATCTGTCACAGACTAAAAAGCTGATAGGCAAGTTTATCGTATCACAGCTTGGTGAATTGTATGATGTTGATAGTGCGGTGCGTGTGATGGGCGATGCTTTCATCCAGGAAAACTTCATGAAGCCGAAACTCATTGAAACAATTGATCCGATGACAAACATGCCCACACAGCAACCGCAAGTGGATCCTGTTACAAAGCAGTTGGTTATGGAGCCGGATGCGGAGAAGATTGCACAGACGTTTGGTGAAGTATTAAGTGATTCCGGTATTGTTGATTATGATATTGCGGTAGGTGAAGGATCGAACAATGAAACAATACGATTCGCGAATTACATGGTGTTAATGGAAATGGTTGAGAAGGGTATACCGATTCCGCCAGAGATACTGGTAGAAGAAAGCATGTTATCTTCCGCACATAAGAAGAAGATAGCAAATGCGATAGAGCAGGCACAGCAAGCGCAGGCGCAAGCCGCACAAGCTGAATCCGCAGGGAAACCTGCGAAATAAAGGGGAATACAATGGGCGAAAACGATGAGAAGATCGAGATTGATGAATCAACCGCAGGAGAAACAGTAGAGAAACCTACTGTTGAAGAAGCATCAGAGGTATTAACTCCTGAAGAAGTGAAAATGGCCGAGGAACACAAGATTCTTGCTACACCGGAGGAAAAAAATGAAAAAAAGGAAGATAAGCCGGAAGAAAAGAAGCCCGAAGAAAAGAAACCTGAAGAAGGTAAGCCGGAAACGGAAGAAGAAAAGATAAAGAAGTACAATAAGAACGAAACAGCAATGTATTTCTTGCAGAAGAAGGAACGCAAGAAAAGGCAGGATGTTGAGCAAGAACGTGATCGCCTGGCATTAAAGGTTAAAGTATCAGAGAAGGAAGCCGCTGATCGAGCAGCAGCAGAAGGTAAGACTGATGAAGATAAAGAGATTGACGATATATTTGCTGATGAGAAAAAAGAAGGTAAAGAGAAGGAAAGTAAAGAGAAAACAGACAAAGATAAAGAAGAAGAACGTACTGTCAGGGCGGAGCGGTTAAGCTCGAACATGGAGATCTTAACAGAAGAAATGACCGCATTAAACCCTGATTATCCCCAGGCGGTTAAACTGGCAATGGACATTTACGATAAGGGGGATGAAATCCTGCCGAATAGAAAGGATCAGGCGTATGTAAAGGATTTGTTTAAAGAGATGTTCCACGAGTTGGGCAATGTATCAAACGGAAAAGATACAAAGAGAAGTCCAACCGAAATACTTTACGAGATTGGTAAAGAGCATCCAGACTATAAGCCGGGAGAAACTCCCGAACCTAACGGTAAAGGTAAAAAAACCGATGTTTTAGAGAAGGTCAAGAAGAACGTAGCAAAAAGGACTTCAAGTGCTGCAGTCGGTGGAAGTACCGGTAGAACCTTTGTGAGTGAGGATGATTTAACTGCTGAACAGGCGGTTAAACTTCCGGGAGATAAATTCAGAAAGTTGAAACCTGAAACTATTAACCGGCTCTTGAAGGAAACTTAAAAATTGAGAGGTAACAAACAATGGCTAATACAGTAAGCACAGATGCATTAAGGCCGGAACTATGGGAGAAAGCACTATTCAAAGATGTTATGGATAACCTTTGGTTTTCTAAAAAGGGAATCATGGGTGAGGGTGAGGATAACATTATTCAGATTAAGAACGATCTGAAAAAGCAGAAAGGTGATACTATCACGTTAGGATTAACTGCGAAGTTATCCGGAAACGGAGTATCAGGAGATAATGAACTCGAAGGTAATGAGGAAGCAATCTCACCGTACAGCGAAGCGGTAAGTATTGACCAAAAAAGATTCGGTGTACGTTTAACTGGCAGACTTGATGAGCAGAAGAACGGTTACAATATGCGTACAGACGCAAAGAACAAGCTGAAAATTCGCTTGAAAGAGTTTGTTGAAATGCAGATGTTTCTCAAACTGGCAAGCGTGACAAATACAACCTTGACGAATACAGCCGGTACTGTAACTGGTACTGATTGTGCATGGAGTAATACTCCTGATTATGTTCCTGATGCGGATACCAATGCCGGATATGGTGACAGATACCTTTGTGCTGATTACGCAGCCGGTACAACCTCGTTAGCGGCAGGTGACAAACTTACCCCGGAACTTATTAGCCGGGTAAAAACCAAAGCACAGACCGCATCACCGAAGATTCTTCCCGTTGACATTGACGGTGCGAATCATTACGTGCTGATTATACATCCGTGGCAGGCGTTTGATTTGAAAACAAACGCAGTATGGATGCAGGCACAGCGCGAAGCATCATGGCGTGGTAGCAAAAATCCTATATTCTCCGGTGCATTAGGGGTATGGGATAACGTGGTTGTTATGGAACACGAATATGTACCCTGGTTAGATGTATCTGTTGCATTACACTCTTTCCGTGGTACTGCTACGGGAACAGATTGTGCTGTTGATGCTTGCCGTGCATTACTTTTAGGCAAACAGGCGGCAGTATTCGCAAAGTGTAATAACGAAAACGGATGGGTTGAAGAAACCTTTGACTATAAGAACAAGACTGGATTTGCTACTGGCATAATCGGCGGCATCCAGAAGATCAGGTTTAATAGCAAGGATTATGGCGTGGTTGCACTTGATACGGCAGTAACGGCGCTTGTGTAATTGAAGTAATATAAACTTGGATCCCGGATAGTTAAGAGCTATCCGGGAATCCAATAAGCAAGGAGAGGAAATATGGGAGCAATAACAGGAACAGAAATATTCGGCTCGGAATTAGCCGGAAAATACAAGATCGTAACGGTGACGGCACCAGTAGCAGCAACAAGTGATACGATTACCCTGACAGCAGCAACGCATGGGATAACCGCTATCACAGCAATACTCGGTGCTGTTCTTACTGCAGGAGTTGATGCTGATTACTGCGCAATGCAGGTAAGTTTCTCCGGGTTAGTATTAACCGTGGTGACTTTACAAGCTGACGGCGCGGCATCAGATGAGTTTACGGGAACAACCGTGTCAATTACGGTTGTAGGAACATTATAAGAACGGAGGGATAATATGGCGGATATAACAGGAACAAAACTGGAAGGAACGGAACTGGCCGGTAAGTATCAGTTAGTTGTGGTAACTGCTACGGTGGCTTCTGCAAGTGATACGATTACTTTAACCGCAGCAACACATGGTATCACGGCAATTACCGCAATAGTCGGAGCGGTAGTAACTGGCGGACTTGACGCTGCTTTCACTAACATCCAGGTAAGTTTTTCTGGTTCAGTGTTGACGGTGGCATCTATCGAAGCTGACGGTACCGCGGCTACCAATTGGACAGGTACAACAATATCGGTGGCTGTTTTAGGAACCGTGTAAAATAAGAGGGGAGGTTTAATATGGGGGCAATAGTAGGTACAAAAACATTAGGATCGGAATTGTCGGGTGCTTATAAAATGGTTACTGTAACAGCTACCGTTGAATCCGCTGATGATGATATAACTCTAACTGAAGCGGTACATGGGATAAAAGCCATTACTTCTATAGTGAGTTGTGTTCCAACCGGCGGATTGGATGCTGCTTGGACATATCAGCAAGCGTCATTTAGTGGTTTGGTAATCAATCTTGTATCACTCGAACAAGATGGCACAGCTTCAACCGCGTGGACAACCACGACAGTATCAGTAACAGTTATAGGAACGTGTTAAAAACGTGCTAAAAAATAATGGTTGGCGAGTGACGGGGTAACGAAAAGACACTTCTCCGTCACTTGCTAAACCCTTTATGGAGGGTAAAATGGCGAATATTGAAGGAACAGGATTGAACCAGGATGATCTGGTAACATTTTTGACATTGATGAATACGCAATTGACGGCGGTATTGACATTACTTGATTCTGATACAGGCGTGACGTTGACTACTTATGTGGCAACTTACGGAATTACTTTCCCGACAACAACCATAAGTGCAACTGGCATAAGAAGTCAGGGAGATATTTTGACGTTTCTTGATACCTGGCGTACGAACTTTATTGCTATGCTAACAGCACTTGACGGCGATGCTGGTATTACGGCTGTCAATTGGGCATCAACAGGAGCGATCACGGATGTGATTGATACGACAGCTGCAGGTAATTTATATCAAACCGGTATGAATCAATCGCAGTTAGTGAATTATTTGCAGACTTGTATTACAGCATTTGCGGTATTTACCGCGAAAGCAGATGCAGATGGAGATATTGATACAGCAACATATGCAACAAACAATATAACTGACACAGTTATAAATACTGGTTGTAATGACTAAAGAAAGGAGGAAATTGTGAAAAAGATAATATTTGTTTTAATTGTTTTAGTTGTTGGACTTATGACACAGCGGTTATTCGCTGATCCGATATTTGCACAACCTGGATATTCTAAT